CATAGGTTAGTGGATGTTCATTCTTTCGAAAACATAAACCCTTCATGCAAAAAATGTTATAATCATAAATATGGGAAGGCACCAGAAGTATGGAGGAAAGAACTTAGTAAACAAGTGGACAGTCTTAGAAAAAATGATCAATTTAATAGGGCATTGAGGTTTGGTCAAATTAGTATACAGGAGATACCAATTATTTTTTATTTTGAAAGGTGTATAGAAGATGAATGAAGTAAGAACAATTTACGAAAACAACAAACCATGCGGTATAAGAAATAAAGAAGTTAAGGAGGATATTATAAATGCAAATTGATCAAATGTGGAATCACATTGTTCCGATAAATGATATAATTGAACATAATAATGGTATAGTTGATGAAGACTATACTTGCCAGTGTAATCCGAAATATGATTTGGAGCACCGTATAGTAATTCATAGCGCAATGGATAGAAGAGAATGTTTTGAGAGTGATGCAAATAGGTTGAAGCGTTGTCCATTTTGTGGTAGTTATGATATAGAGGTTGAGAAATCACAAATACCGGTTATAAATACAACACAGTATAAAAGGCAAGCTGTTTGTGGTGATTGTTTTGCTACAGGTGCACCAATGACTACACACAACAAAGCCGTTGAGGCATGGAATACACGTTATAGAATGAGAGGTAATGATGAATGAAAAAGAATTAAAACAATTGGAAAAAGATGTAGCAGAAGCAGATGATTTGATGAGATGTATAAGTTGTGCATTATGCCATTTTCAAAAAAAATATGATGAATCTGAAGTGTATAATATTGCTACAACAACGAAAAGCATGTTGAAATTGGTGTGGAACAACATTGAAAGTATGAGAAATCTCTGGGAAAGAGATCTTCCAGCAGAACCACTTCCAGAACTTACCGAGGAAGAAAGAAAGGAATTGCCATTTTAACCGTTTAAGAAAGCCGTAGAATCGATTATAAAAAAATAAAGGTAAAATGGTATGGTTAAAATTGAAATGGATTAGAGAGTATTTAAAATGAGTATAGGACAAATACAGGAGAATAGCAATGGGATATGATAAATATCTATCTAAAGAAGAAAGAGAAGAAATAAAAGAAAACCTAACAAAAGAAATAAATGAAGCCGAAAGTCTTAAGTCTAGTATAAGATGTGCAAGGAACCACTTTCAAAAAACATATACTAATGATGATTATAATAATACAGCTAAATCGTTAAAGTGTATACTTGATATTTGTATGAATGATATGAGCCGTATAGTCCAACAATATAAAAATCAGAGGCTATGGAATACCTGAAATATAATGTAACACTACCTATACAAACATATATCTGTCATTTCTGCTAGGTACTCATCTTCAATGTTTACCGAAGGTCTTGGTTTTTTTATTACTCTTCTGTTTCCAGGTAGTACCTGAAAATACTCAACTGCCATACTTTCAAATATTCTGGCGGTATCGACCGGGTCTTTATACCGTTCGGATTCTAATCCATCAATATTCTTTCTGCTTGCTTTTACACTTTCTTTGTCTTCCCAATAATGTCTATCAAAAGATATTATGGTGTTTTTGCAATGAGGCATTATAAACCATTGAGGCTCAGTGTAAATATTGAAGTTACCTAAAGTATTATCGTATTGCATCATTGTAAGTATATTATTTCTCTGCGTTTGTATCTTTTCTCTTTTTGGGATATCAAATTGTATACTATACTTTGTAAACTCTAGCGCTATATCATTTTTCTTGGCAAAGCCTGGATCTATTCCTCTTTTTACTATATTGTAACCGTATTGAGTATAATCAAGCATTTTTATTATTTTTGACAAATTTTCTATTGTCATATTAAAATCTGCTTTCATTCTCATGTTATGATAATATTCTCCGAAGGTATCTTTTGTAGGCCATTCATTATAACATACATGGTAACTTTTCCCTACTTCATTTGGAGGAAATATTGCCCACCATGTTATGAAAGGATAATATTTTTCATGCATATCTAATGCACAATAGCAGTTTCCTGCCTTAAATCTTGGATCTTCAATATCAAAATCTCTTACATGAACACTTCTATTAAAGTGTTTATAAACTTTGCCTTCTTTTTCGCTTCCTATACCGTTTACTCTACTATCATACTCTTCTGGAGGACAAGTTATTTTATAAGATTTTATTTCTTCATCGGTCATTAACCCTCTCATTTTACCGGTAGAATTTAGCTTTCCACTAGTTATCGAATTGTCATCCAACTTAGAAGATATCTTTATTACATTAGTTCCTTTATCCTTAAGGTCTCCTAATATGTCTAACATCGGCCCAGCGTTAATTGGTGTTTGTGTAAATAATATTATCCCCCCTTTAGACCATCTGGAAGTAAAGGCTCCAATTAAATCTGGTTTTGCTGGTTCATCTACCCAATGAAATGAAATTAAAGGCCCTTCGAACTGGTCGGGTGATTGGTTAAATGTCATAACATCAACTAACCATCCTGTATCGGTTACATATTTTGAAAAGTAAGTTTGACCGGCTTTTAATTCTTCATATCTGCCCCTAGGCCACCATTTCAATATTTCTAATCTAATAGGCCCGTCATTTGCAACATTGGAAGCTGTACCGACAATACGTATTCGTTTTATAGGGTTTCCATCATTATCTATAAACGGCCATTGAACAAAATTTTTAAAATTAAAATATATAGGGTCGTACTCCCAAATAATATTTCGAAGTATTACAGCTCCTAGAGCTGTTTTACCTCCCTTGTTATTCCCTTGAGAATTTACTATTGTATGTATTGTTTTTGTGTCACCAACAGCTTTTATTACAGGTTCTAAAATTCCTGTGGGATGAAATTCTTTTACCTGCATTAGTTTAACTTTATCTAATACACCAGATTTTAAACCACTAAAAAAATTATTATTCATTTTGTTCCAATTCGCTAATAATTTTGATCCACATTTCGGTATATGTCTTTTGTAACTCAGGGCTTAATAACGCAATTAATTTTGATACATAATCAGTTATTTTTTCTAATATTTTTGCTTGGTCAAAATCTTGTGTAACTGGTGCCTTATTTGGAAACCACTTATTAGCCATCAATGTTAGTGCTGCCATTGAAGTTTTTTCTTTTGTTGAATCAAGTATGTCTAACTCATGCTCATGTCCACATTCTGAACATATTATTTTGTGAATTTCATTACATTTTGGACACAATACTTCAGGTAGTTTGTTAATATTATCTCTCATTCCTATATCGTATATTCTACGAAAAGCATTCAAATGAATGGGAGATACACTAGTAGGATCTCCAGGTTGAGAATATTCACTGCATAAATGAGAAACAATTTTGTTTAAATCGGTTTTCTTCTTTGGCAAACTGTTGTTAAAATGAGCATATGCCTTTGCTGGTGTTACTTCTTCACTGGTATTAGGTGCTATTAGTTTTTGTTGAGCCCTTGCTCTTTTGTTTTGTGCCATATTATTTCTTTGGTTCGTTTTTCTTCTTTTCTTCCTTATTTTCTATTTGGGCTTTTAAGCTATTAAATATTGGCTTTAATACCATATCTAATACAATGTCATCCCATTTAGTTGGAGTAACTTTTACAATTTTCTCTAGCGCCATAAACCCTAGTACAAACCACTGCCAGTTTTTTGCTAGTACATCCAATAATTCCATAACTCTTCCTTTGTTTAGATTAATGTAATATTTCAGCTTTTCCTAATATTCTAGCTCCGTATTCATCTGGAGAACAAGTTTTTTTAAAAAGCTCGATTTCATCTTCTGTAAGCAAACCTTTTTTTGTTCCTTTTGTATTTTGTTTACCTTTTGTTGTTGAGTTGTCATCTATTGTAGCAGTTATCTCTTTCACTGGATAACCTAATTTTTTACAATATTGTGAAGGATCAAAGATTGGTTTTTGAGTGAATAATAATATTCCACCTAGAATAGCTTTATTAATAAATGTCTTTATAAGTTTTGGTTCTAAAATATCATCAATTAAATAAAACGATATTAATGGCCCTTCAAATTTACTAACATGCTGGTTGTAAGACATCACATCTATTAACCAACCTGTGTCTGTTTGGTACGTTGAATAGTATGGTTTACCTGCTTTGTTTTCTGTGTATCTTCCTTTAGGCCATAATTGTTTTATAATATTTCTTATAGGGCCTTCATCTTGAATATTGCTTGAATGGGAAACAATACGCATTCTTTTTATTATATTACCGGTATTGTCTTTAAACGGCCATTCCCTAAAATTAGGATAATCAAAATATAGCTGGTCATGTTCCCATATTATATTTTTTGCTATTGCTAATCCTATTGTGGTTTTTCCACCCTTACACCCTTCATTAAAATTTACAATGGTTGTTTTGTTGTTCGTGTCCCCAACAGCTTTTATTACTTCCTCTTGTTTTCCTGTTGGTACAAAATGTGATTTCAACATAATCTCCCTTTCTTTTAGATTAATGTTATTTTTTTGCTTTTTTCTAAGCTTTTAATTATTCCAAATATAAAATACCCTGCCATTATGCCCAGGTATGGTGTCATTTCAGCAGGTATTCCTTTCCACCAAAAATGATCGGAAAATATACCCGATTCTTTTGGGTAAAACCATTGTGTTGGAGTTGCCCATATATCCCAAATTACGTTTGTAGGTATCACTATTAATTGCAATCTTAAAAAATGCCATACATCTAAAGTTTTATATATATACAAAAACATTGCTATTGCTGGAAAGCCAAAACATACCGCTGTAATGGTACCAGATTTTCCAAAAATTAATACTCCAAAATAACTGAACCATATCAATAAAACTATTAAAGTTATCTTCAACCAATCAGGGGAATACACCTTTTTAAAGAATAATACCTTTAGAGGATCCCAATAATAAAATATTGAAAACAGTCCTCCAGTAATCGGGTAAAATGCCCAATCTTCTATTGGTATTCCTAATATGTTTATGTTTAATACTTCTCCTTTAGGGAATAACCAAGCTGGCATTACTCCAATATTATAATGCCACCAATTCCACATCCAGCCTATAGGAGTACATATCAATACAACAATCAATATTATTTTTTTATTCATAATACTACTATCCAAAGTAACGCAATAACTACTAATAATACTCCCAATGTTATAGTGTAAGTATATTTATTTCTCATCTTTAATCCTTACTTTGTTATGAGAGTTTACCTTTTCCATTATTAGATTAGTATTCTTTTCTTGTAATTTTATTATCGTATTGTTTTGATACGCTATAAATCCTATTATTGATCCAGCAACAAATATTACAACTCCTATTAAAGCTCTCATGGTATTAATAGCCTTTGGTGCATCCTTTTCATGTTTTTCTATAAATTCTGTCATTGTTTTATCTATATTAGATACGGTGTTTTTTACTATTACTTGTTCTTCTCTTTGTTCCGATATTTTTTCTTCTAAATGGCCTATCTTATTATTAAGATCGTTTTTCCAATATCTTATTTCTTTATAGCTTTCTGATAGGCTGCTTATATCTTTTTCAACAGAAGAAATCCTTCCCCATACCTTGGTTGCATTTAACTTATATTCTGTTTTTAATCCATCTACAACTTCAAAAAGACTGTTTATCTGACCGTTGCAATCGATTACATTTTCGTTATTACTCATTAAAACAACTTTAAACTGCTAAAGGATCTTATTTGTTCTGGTGTTATTTCTTTTGTTTCTTCTTTTGGCTCTATTTTTCCAGTCATACCAGAAACACCTCTTATTGCACCCATAGAACCTATTCCTTTTCCTGCTTTAAATAGTGAACTTCCTCCCCTAGGTGTTCTTGCTAATCGTTCTGCACCTCCTAATAATGCTAACCCGGTTGCTAACTCTCTATTTCCTGCTAATCCTGCCCCTATTGCTCCAGCTCCAAACCCTAAAGTTGTTAGTTGTGCAAACAATGAAGCATTCTTATTTGAAGCAATTTCTTCTGCATCTTTAGCTGCTGTGTTTATGTTTAATACTCTATGCATTAGTTTGTTAACTGGGACTATTTCCGGTACTTGTTCAGCCATGTTATCCATCATATTGTAATATATTAATTTTGCTGCTTGTGTCCTTGCTGCTTCAACAGGTGCTAAATCTTTTGTTTTCCTAAATGCTATTTTGCCTATCTCTGTTTTTATTTTCCTGTATTCATCTAAAGTTAATTCTTTAGCTGTTTCACCTCTCTTTTGGAATGATTCTGTAAATCTATTGATAGCGTTCTGCACAGCTTTTTCGTTTGCTCTACTTTCTGCAACCTCCACTATTTGTTTTGATGACTTTGCAACATCATTAACAATATTAAATCTGGCATTAGGAATATTTCGACTTGCAATATCATCTATATTTTTTGATAATTCATCCAGTTTAGTTTGTGATTTTTTTATCGTTTGTTTTATAGTACCACCCAAATCTAGATCGTTTATATCATCAGGATTAAACCCCAAGTCTTTAAAAGATTTTGCCTGTTTACCAAAAGCTTTTCTTGTTATGCTTTGCCCTATCCTTTTTAATCCTCCACCTAATTGTGTCAAACCGGCTCCTGTGGCTGCTCCTGTTAATGCTCCAGAAGCACCTTTTTTTACGCCTTCTAAAACATCACCCTCCTCTGAAAATCCTCTAACACCTTCTGTAATTGCACCACCAGCCAATCCTTCAACACCTTTTTTTACTATCTTAGGAGCTGCTAATTTTCCAGCTAATTTTGTTGCACCTTTAAAAACTTTTGCCTGTCCTGTCCCTGGTGCGAAAAAAGATGCTATTTCTCCTGATGCAAAAGCCTCTGGTGTTTTTTCTTTAGCTTGTTCTGATGCTTTTTTAAGGGGAGGTATAAATCTACTTAGCCCTAAAGTTCCACCTTCTACTAGTCCTGCAGAAAATCCTTCTACATTTTCTGCTACTTTTCCTAATTTTGTTTTATTTAATATGTCACTTGTTTGGCTTATTAATTCTTTTACATCTATGTCTTTATCATCAACTAAAGATGTAGCTTTTAATTTACCCTCTTGTTCCAACATTGCTTTTTTCTTTTTTAATTGTAAATATCTTAAACGCTTTCTTTTTTCTTCTGTTGCTGGCACTAGTCCCCCCCTCCAAATTCTCTTTCTAATTCTTCTAATTCTCTTTCTTCATCTGGTGTAAGTCCAACGCTATCTGTATTACCTCCTAAATATCTGTGGACTGTATCACTAAATAAACCATCTATAACACTAGGCTCTACACTGTAACCTTTAGATATTGTATTTCTTACTGAATTTGTTTGAGCGCTTACATATTTTCCTATCATTCCTAATGCTGCTTTCATATTTTCCTTACTGATAGACCTTTGACCAGTTGCCATTTCATACTTAATTGCGTCATAGTCTGATGGTCTAGCGCCTTGTATCTGCTTTGTTATTGCTCCGGTTAACATTTGATATGCAGAATAAAGCTTCTGTACTTCTGGATCTTTTAACACTTCAACTTTACCTTGAACAGCTCTTATAAAACCTTTTAGCTTACCTTCATCTAGTTTATCAACAATACTCATTACATTGTCTAGGTTTTGAAAAGTTGAGTTCGCATCAAAAACATATGTTTTTTCTTTTTCTGAAAGTGTGTCAAATATAGGCTGGTTTTCTGTTTTTTTTCTGTCTCTTAGTTCTTTTTCTGCTAGCGTTTTCCTTTCTAAATCACTTTTAAAAGATAAAATATCTTTTTTGCCTTCCTGGGTTCTCTCAAATTCCTCCTGCTCTAACATAGGTTGCTGTTGTGCAGCAAAACGACCTCTCAAACCTTCAACCTGTTTCTGTATTGCTGGATCAGAAGGAAACTCAAACTCAGTACCCCTTAGTCTTTGTACTTGTTCTCCTAATGTTGGTTGCCTTTGTGTTGTTTCTGGAACTGGAGGGCCTGCTTTATCTCCCATCTGTTCTCTTGCTTGTTCTGTTATTGTTTTTACTATTTCAGGATCTTGTAAAAGTTTTATCAGGTTTTTTTTCTTGTTTTCTAAGTTCCTTTTGGCTGCCTTTTCATCTTTAGATTTATCTAAATTTAAGTCAATTTGTTTTAATTGTTTTCTTAATAGATCCTCTCTTAACTTATCCATAGGAGCCGCCTTTTCCCTTTGAGTAAGCTGCTTTCCAAATTGTACACCGTGCTCGCCTAATACCTCAGCAAATTTTCCAAAATCAAATCCTCTAGCCATATTTAATCCTTTTAAAATGTACTTACTGCCGGAGCACCTTTCATTGTACCCAATGCCTGGAACACCTGTTTATTAAACATACTCCTTTTTGCTGTCTGTTCAGCGGCTCTCCTTTGTTCTAATAAAGAAGAATATCCAAATTGGAATTGTTCTTGTTTTCTTTGTTTCCTCAATTCCTCTGCTTTTGCTTCTCTTTCTTGTCTTGCCATTCTTTCGGCTGCTGAAGTTGATGATGCTGATGAAATACCACTACCAATAGCCGCTACTAACGCTGCTATTCCTGTTATTACTGCACCTGCCGCCATATGTTATACCTCTACATTCTCTACTGCGTTTGAAATATCTACATCACCTAAATTCAAAAACTCCACTATATCATTTATTACCACTCTTGGATATAACCAAGCTTTATAGTCTATTTTCATATAAGGGACTTCTTTATTTTTTTTTAAATAAGATTCAATTTTTTCATAGTTATTTTTATATACATCTTCAGCATTTTTTCTATTTGCTTTTAACCCGAAACTTGGATTATCTTCTAATAACCTAACAAAAGATTTTACTGCATGATTTTTCCATCTGGTACACCAAATTACTTTTTCAACATATTCAGGAGGTGTTAACTCCAAAGTTAAACCAAATAGTTTTACAGCTTTTCCTTTATACTCATGGGATTTTATACCATTTTGTGTTTCAGAATTATCTAATTCCCAATAACCCTTTTTGTTGTGTTTTGGGATATTTCGAAAAGTATACTTTTTTCCTGTCTTTGGTACTCCTAGTAACCCTAATGTTTGCATTACTAAGCTTGTTCTAGATCTTGGAACTCCTGTTACTACTATCATATTTTCCTTTATGGCCCGATCTTTCCTTGTTCATTTAATTCTTTTTTCTGTGTTGTACTTTTACTACCACCTGTACTTTGAGAAATTGTTTTTACTGCTTTGTTTACTTCATCAGGTTTAGTATAAAAATTCTTATTAAACCAATCATTAAACTGTGCTTGTGCTTCAGGTTTTAACTCAATAAAATTACCGTCCTTATCGTATACTCCTGTTCCAGCATGTGTCATAGCATACTGTAATTGTTGGTTCTTAAAGTCTTTTTGTATAGCTTTTTGCACTGCAAAAGGATCTGGAGGTTGTATAAGATTTTTCATTTCTGGAGGTAGATTTTCCTGTAAAAACTTTAACCCTGCTTCAGGTGCTACCTGTCCTGATTCTATAGACTGTTGAATCTTTGACCAATCCTGGAAAGCTGCTTCAAGATCGATACCTTTTTCTTGTAATTTTAATTGTGCTTCTTTTAATATGTTGTCGTTTAATTGTAATTCCAATGCTTGAGCGTGTTTTGATTTTTGCATTTCTTGAGCGTAGACATAATCTTTTTCTTTTAATGCTAATTCTAATTTGTTGTTAAATGTTGCCAACGCTTTAGCATGTTCGCCCTGAGCACTTAACATTTTCATTTCTTCTAATGTTTGGAATGCTAACAATTG